GCCTTTGTCGTTGTATAGTGCTTTGCCGATTGCTGCCGCAGCTGGATCCCATGCAACACGTGCTACTGGATCTGTAGCCTTTGAAATTGCTTTACCAACTTTTGATTTGCTGGCTGCTTGCTGCAATGAACCTTCTGATCCAAGTGTTGATTTTATGCCAGGAATATAATCTCTGGCAATGTCAGCGCCAACAGCTGCTAATCCAGCACCAGGTAACATACTTGCTGCACCTAATCCAGCGCCAACATAATCTCCAGCACGAAGTCTATCGGCAGCATAACCTGCGCCGAGAACTGTTCCAAGAACGGGTACTGCTCTAGCGAGTTTGCTGCTCTTGAGTTTGCTCCAAGCACTTGGTTTTGCTTGAGCAGGTGCTGTTCTTGCTTCTGCAAGACTCATTAAAGAAACAGCATAAACTAGTTGTTCTTCATTTAAATCTGAGAAATAGTTATCAAGTTCTTCATCTGACAACTCATTAATAGCAGAAACAAATGCATCTGATTCATTGACAATGTTTTCATAGGAATCATCATCAAGCTGTTCAATGTTTTGATTTGTTTGATTGACAATTTCTTCTAGAAGAACATTAAAATCATTTTGTTTTACTGATTCTGCAACACTACGAGCTGCACCAAATCTGTTGCCTAATGCAAGTAATCTTTGTGCTCCAGCTGGAGGTGTTTGCGGTCTTGGAGCTGCAGCAACTCTTTCTTCTGGTTCATCATCCGCTGCTGCTGTGGCAACATTATCTTCTGCACCACCTTCGTCACCACCTGCTGCTTGTCTTCTTGATTGAGCAAGTGCGCTAAGACCACCGCTTACTGAACCTAATGCTGTATTTTTAATATCTGCAGATCTGCCGCCAGCAAGTTTTGTTGAAGCAACGTCGCCAACCAAATTACCTAGCGTGTTTGAGCCAGTTCTCGCTGCTACTGCACCGCCGAGTCCACCGCCAATAGATCCAGCAGCACCACCGATAGCACCTTGTTTGAAACTGCCACCTTGCAATTTTGACATCACGCCGCCCTTGAGTGCTTCTTTACCAGCAGCCAATGCGCCTCTGCCAAGAACTGTTGAACCGAGTTTGCCAACTCCAGCACCTACTGCTTTACCGAGTGCGCTACCTGCAATCTTTGAACCAATGCCTGAAACAGCTTTACCAAGTGCAGTACTTGCGAGTTTTCCACCAAGTTTTGCTGCGATACCACCAACACCTGGAAGTGCAAATGATAGTGCTGTGCTCAATAGTGGATTTTTGAGAACTTTACCAGCAACTTTACCAACAGCCTTTACACCCTTTTTGAGTGCCTTACCAATTTTCTTTAAGAACTCAACAAGATATTCTTCGTTGAGAGAAGAAAGTTGAATTGCTTGAATTAATTCTTCTTCAGTTAGATTTGCGACATAGTTATCGAAATCTTCCTCAGAAAGTGTTTGCATTTCTGTGATGAAGTTTTGTGATTGCTCTTGAATTGAAGCAAATTCTTCATCTGTGAATTGTAGTTCACCAAATTCTGCGATAACGCTTTCGGCAACTAGATTGATAACATTGTCTTCGCCAATTTCTTCAGACAATGTTTCTGCAAATTTCTCGTTTACTAGATCTTCACCATACTCAGCTGTATATTCTTCCATAATGCTATGGAATACATTTTCATCACCATATTCTGCGATGAGGCTTTCAAGAACCATTTCTGCGCCGTGTTCTTGAATTAGTTCTTCCATCAACTCGTTTTCGTCTTTTTCTTCAGATTCCATTTCTTCTGATTCGTCGCCTTCTTCAGCTTCACCCTCACCAGACATTGGTGACACGGTTTTCATTGGCTCAGCAGGCACTCCTGGACGACCTGGTTTTGGAGAAACATTTACAAGACTTGAACTTGCAGATCCAATAGGAGTTACTGCGCCTGTAGTCATTTCACCGCCAAGGTCAACAGCAGTCTGCGCAACTGTAGCCATTGGAACTGGTTCTTTGCCAGCAGCTGCAACTGATGCTGCAAGAATTTCTGCTGCCGATTCATGTAATGTTTTATGCGCCATTTATAACTCCTGACGAGGTATTATTATTTATAAAACTTATAACTTTGACAAAAAGTTCTCGAAGATCTTTAAAGAGATGTCATCAAGCTGCTTTTGTTTTGCTGTCTTAATTTCTTCATAATATGCATTGACATCAAGCTCTCGTACTAATCCGTTATCCCAAATCCACTCCTTTCCTTCCATGATTCCCTGTACAAAAGCACCAGGAGCAGAAGGATCTGCAACGATATCGGCTGCTGTAGCCAGGTAAAAGTCTGGTTGCACGATATTTGTACCGTTTACATTCTTCAAAGAACCCATACCGCGTGAAGATACTCCAAGAGTAGCCCCTGCTTCCATAAGATTCTTTGCGATCTTACCCATAGGCGTATCAAGAACTTTTGCTTTACCTTCAAAGACGTTTCCGTTCTTTGTGATATTAGTAATCATATGAGAGACGCGCTCTAGATTAATCGTAGGAGACTCTGGGTGACCAAGTTCGCCGAATGCACGGTTCTTATCCACATATTCCTTCATATAACGATTTACTTCGTTTTCGAGAACGCTAACTGGATATGAACGTCCATTACGGTTCTTTGTCTCAGCGACAAGAAATGGACCTTGAATATAAAGTGTCTTAACACCGTTATTTTCTTCGGTGATATACTTTACTTCTTCAACTGTTTCTGTAATAAGTTTCATGTTTCTATTCCTTTAATCCAAGAGAGGCTCTTCTTCTCATTGATCTTTTTCTTTTCATAAGAGCACGAGCCATCTTTGCCTTTCTTTTAATCTTACCACGACGTTGACCACGCTTTCTGCGAAGTCTTTCAGCCATTGACATACGTTTTAATTTACCGCCACGAATGGTATAACCTTTCACAGCAGAAAGTCTTTTTCTTCTTTGTACCTTACCACCGCGCACACGAGCCTTTACAATCTTTGTTCTACCCTGACGCATAACGTTTGGATTGCGACTTGCTTCATCGAGTTGATCAACTTCGGATTCTTCTTCTGTTGCAGACTTCGAATGAAGCGCATCATGAGCGGCGCGAATTGATTCTGGTGTTTTCAGCAGTTCAATACCACGTTGACGGCTTAATGCACTTCTTTGTTGTTCTAGATCAAATGCACGACCCAACTTCTCTGCTGCGCTCATACGGCGAGCTTCGCTCAAATCAACAGTTGCGTTGATAGCAATTGCTTTCTTATAAAGATCTAGTTTAGCAGAAGCAATCTCGTTCAATCTAGCAGCAATGCCTTCTTGAATGTTTGCTTTCGACATGTATTCTTTCTTTTCTCGCGATTTTAAAATTCTTGGATTTAAGTATTGCATCAAAGCGATTCTTTTTTCTTCTTCATGATCAAAAAGTTCTTTATTATTCTCTTCATCCTCACCATCATTATCTTCTTCATCATTTATTTCTGGCATTTCAGCTTTCTTTTCTTCGTCAAATGCGCCTTTCTTTTTCATCTTTAAAATTTTATCAGCGAGTGTGTCTGTTGATTTGATTCCAAACTTTCTGTTTTCGATATTTTGACTGTTTGCGCCTTTCCCTTCCTCATAATCGGAACCATAACGATCTTCATATTTTTCGTTAATATCGTTACTCATCTTTAATTAACTCAACAAATTGAATAATACGATTAAATGTATCTGCATTTTCTAAAAGCATGTCGACCATCTTATCTTGATTTTCTTGGCTTAAAGATTCAAAAACATTTTGTAAGGAATTGATTGTATTTTGGTCAAGATAAACTTCTTCACCAGTTGTAAATGTAAGGATAGAATAATCACCTTCTTCTTGTAAATGCATTGCAGCATGATCATCACGCAATGATTGTGGCGTTTTCATGTCTGGTAAATTGCGATATAATGCTGCAGTTTTTTCTGATGAGATATCTGGATTTTGCGTTACTTCTCTGCCTACTCTTTTAATTGAAGGGTCATTATTTGATAATCCTTTGATATAAGCATGTGCACCAAGTTGTCTCAAAAAATTTCCTTTTGATTGTTTATTTTGTTGCTTTACAATACCTTCGTTTAATCTTGCTGATGTTGGTGCGATGCCAGTAGATGGCATGCCAGCATAATTTACGCTTGTGAATCCTCTTCCCATTGCATCATAAGGAACAGTAAATGACAGACCATATTTGTTATCAGTATACATTGCTACTCTTTGTGCATTTGGAAACTGACGAATGGCTTGTCTCTTTAAGATAAGCATTGCAGGTGGTTGAAATTCTTCGTTTAATAATTCTTCGTTTAATTTTTTTACTGATTTTTTACTTGTTGTTGCAACATCACGAACAATTTTTTTAATCTGATTGTCTGATGCATTCACAATTGCACTGATTGGAACTACTCCACCAACCATTGTCACTGCATCACGATGCTGCTTTGATAGTCTTTTAAGAACATCATATTGTGATGATTTTGGATTACTTCTTGTTGTCTTAAGATAATTCAGAATTGCGCGTGAACTCGTGCCTGCTGAGACAGGTAATCTCAGAGCATTTGTAATATAAGAAACTCTTTGTGAAACTACTCTTTTTAATTCTGTGTTTTCACGAGCTTCTTCTAATGTTTCTGTATTTTCTTCGTTATTCTGTTGCATCTACTGTTTCTGTTGCTACTTCTGCTGAACTCATTTCTGTTGGAGCAGAAATTAAATTAGAAGCGATTTCAACTTTTTTAACTTCTAATGCGTTAGCAACCTTTGATGCGAGAGCACCATTAAGTGCTTCGCTGGCTGCTTCCACATCACTAGAGAAAATTGCATTTAATAATGATTCGCTATTCATATTATCTCCAATATTTAGATATTTATTGTTGCGCAGCAGCTTGTTGTTCTGCTGCAGCTTGTTGCTCTAGAGCTGCCGCTTCTTCTGGCGTTGCTGCAGCCATTTCAGGTTGTTGTGGAGCGTATTGAGCCTGAATCTGCATTAATTGCTGATTCATAATCGCCTCATCTTCAGCTTTTCGTAAATTGTCTTGCTGTTCTTCAACGCGCTCTTCTTCAATTTGAGTCTTAATCCGTTCAATTTCTTCTTCATCCAAGTGAAGAACATTCTTCTGAACCCATGCTTTTGAGAAATATCTTCCTGTAAACTGTTCGACCTGCATAAGAAGTTGCATTCTAGCAGCTGTTAGATCTGCATCTCTTAACTCAGAGAAGTTATTATCCTTGAGGAAGTCATAGTGAATCTTCTCGCGGAGTTCCTTCCATTCGTCGACAGAAGCAATACCCTTGAGAGCAAGCTGACGTTCCATAAGTTCATCGAATAGAACTGTAAATTTGGAACGGAGTTTTTCAATAAATTTATTGAATTTCACTTCATCACGTGTAATTTCTTGTGAACGACCAAGCATGAAGCCTTGTCCTGGCTCCAAACGAGTGATTGGAATATTCAATGACTTATAAAGTTTCTGCTCAAAATACTTAACGTCAGCCATCTCACCAAGATTTTGTCCTGGTGGGAGCGTCGTGATTTCTGTTGACTTACCTTCACCGCGACGTGGAATCCAGAAGTCTTCCATGATTGACATGAACTTACGATCGTCTTTAACTTCACCAGTTGTTGAGTCATAGACAACCTTGTTGCGGAACTTTGTCATGAAGTCACGGAGATATTGATCTGCCTTGATACGTGGCATGTTACCAACGTCAATATAGAACACGCGACGTTCTGGGGCACGCGATAGACGGTAGATTACAACAGCATCTTCAACCATGCGTAATTGGTTTAATGGCTTGATGGCTTTGTGCAGATAACCCAAAACCATCTGACGTTTTGGATCTAACAAACCAGAATTCACATTGACGATTGCATCAACTGCAATCTTGATTGCACCGTCGCCAATGTTGCTGACTGTCTGATTGCCTTGTGTGGATGATTTGTCATTAAACAAATAAAACTCTTGCATACCAGCGACAACTTCAGCGCCAGTACGTGGATCTTTTTTCTTATTTACAGTGCGAACTTTTTTGATCTTTCGAGGATCAATATATACGAGCTCTTGAATACCAAGTTGTGGTTGTGTTCTATCAACTAAAACTTGAAAAAATAATCTTCCGTCAATATACCAGTCTCTGAAAAGACCAGAACCATCGTTGGAAAAATTTAGAAGTTTAATAACGTTTTTAAATTCTTCGCGAATTGCGTCTTTGATTTCATCTGGCTGATCTAAATCATCAAGAATAATTGATACTGATTTACCAGACTCATCGTGCACAATTGACTCATTGATGATTTCGTCGACTGCGGATTCAAGTTCTGGTTGCAATGCCATTTCGCGATAACGAGAGATCAGATCTGCTTCGTTTTTAAAACTGGCTTCAAGGTCTAGATATGTTCCAAAATATCCACCAGTGCCAATTTCCATCGCTCCATCATCACTGACTGGCGGCGTGATTTGCGGTTGGATATCTGTTTCTGGCTTTTTGCGTACAAGTTCAAAGCCAAATAAATTAATACCTGCCATATTTTACTCCATTATAACAAAATCAAATTGAATAACAAATTTATCGAATTTTTGGTTCTGGTTTAGGCTTCGCAGAAGTAGGTCTCACAGGTCTAGGATTCACATTTCTACCAGAACTCCTGGAATTTACTTGCGAAAGTCCAATTGGTTTAAATTGATACGATGGCTGAGTGGTGCCAGGAATCTGCGGCGTTGATCGCGATGCACTTGATGGTGTTCTACCACGAAACTGATTTCTAAGATCTTTAACAGCACGTACAGTTCCTGTTACTGAGCGAACTGCACTTGTGATATTATTGATTTTGCGAATGAAATTAGTGATGCTGCTCATTCTGAACTCTTATTATAGAGTTAGCGCGTCTGGCGAAGTCCAGTATTGATATGAGAATGTTACAGCATATTCTTCGATTGTATCATTTGCATCCCAGCTGACATCAATAGGTGAAATATCTGTTGGGAACATATCAATAAATGTATAAGACTTAATGATATTTCCTTGTTTGCCGTATTGATAGACCTCTGCATCAAATGCATATTCAGCATAGAATGATTCGGCAAGATTTCCTTCGTGACCGTTCATTCTCCCCATCCATTCTTCCAATTGATTTCTGATAACGAAATCTTCGTCGTTAAGGACAGTGATTGTCCACTCTGGGAAGACTCTATTACCAGCAACTTTTACTGTTCTACCAAAGTAAGGAACTTCAATTGTTGCAATTGTCGAACCTGGTAATTGTGCTGTTTTTGCTGTAAAAGTTAGTTTTTGATCAAACACTGGAATGTTAACTTCAAACAGATTAGGGCGTGCGCCGTCGAATGAAAAATTTCCTTTAAAGTCTGTAATATTGAAAGGCATTGCGTTCTCCTGACTTTAGATTATTTATTAGAATCTTCCGACGACTTCATCAAATGATACACCAGTACGAACTGCAACAAAGTTTAGCTGGATGAAGTTGATGCTGCGGTTTGGCTTGACATAAATGTCACCGACAAACTCATTGCGATCAATTACATCTGACGTGTTGTTTGTCGCATTACATACGACCTTGAAGTCTGTGATTCCACGACGACCCTTCACCGTTCTCAAAAATGGTTCAACAATTGACACGAATTGCGATCTTGTAAATTCATCATTGAATTCGAAGAGTTGTGCCTTGGCAGCACGAGCGATCGCTTTTTCGAGCGTGATAAACAAGCGACGAACATTGATGCGGTCAAATGCACTTGGCTTTGATAGCATTGTCTTGTCGCCAAATAGGATAGTACCCTCACCAGCAAATGACACGACAGGATTGATACCGTTCTTGTAGAGTGTATCTCTGTCTGCTTTTGCAGGATAGTATGCAAGTTTGATAACGTTCTTGATCTGACCACGTGAAGAGCCAGCTGGTGAATACCATGCATCTCTTTCAAGGTCTGTGCGAACACAAAGACCAGCAACGTCGCCGTTGAGTGGCATCCAACGATACTTGTCGTTGTACTTGTCATATTGATACTTCCAGCCGCTATCCATCACAGCGTATGAAGAAGACACATTTGACAATGCATTCTTACGATAATTTACGACAGAATCAGATGGTGTTGCAGAAGTTACATTTGCAAGAGTCGGCGATACGAATACCACGCAGTCCTTGCGAACTTCAGCTACGCTGTTGATTGCATAAAGTGCAGTTGCTGGTTCGGCGTCGCCAGTCATGATAAGTGATACATCAATTAGATCACCATCAATGAACTTGCCATAACCTGTTTGAACATTACCAGCCAATACAACACCGTCTGCACCACCACTGAGTGATGTGGTATGAACAGCAGAGACATTAACTAGTTGAGCAAATGTCTTACCTGCAGAAGTTGTACCCCATGTTATTGCCGTGTTAACAGCATCTGGGTGATCTGTCCAATAGATATATTTTGATTTTCTCCAGAGCACATCCTTGTAAAAGTTTGAATTGCCAACGCTATCTTTTGCGTCAGAAGCCTTTGACAAGAATGGGAATGTTTCAAGAACTGTTCCTGATGTGCCTGTGAAGAGACCATCTTCGTCTACGACAATGATGTGCATTTCATCATTAGCACCACCAACGCTAGAAACGAAAGCAGAAGTTCCTGGAACACTATCAAAGTAACTCTTGTATGCCCATGCATCAAAGTGCGTTTGATTTGTATTTGCCCAAACACTGACTTTGAGTGAGTTGCCAAGTGCGCCAGCATATCTTGCTACCCATGCACCTGCGTTTGCAGTGTTTGAACTGTAATAGTTTGTGAAGTATTCATCTTCATTCTTGATTAAGAATGTAGTATTTCCTGATGTTGTTGCCGTTCTCGTGTTTGAACCGTTCACTGCGCGAACGACGCGAAGGTCGTTTCCGTAGTTTAGAAAGTTTGCGCAGGTGAAGAATGATACTGCTGTGTTATTGTCTGGTTTGCCAAAAACTTCTACTAGTCGAACTTCATTTTCGATTTGTGTCGCAAATTCAGCTGGACCCCACTGAAATGTTCCAGCAAATGCACCAGTAGTTGTTCCTGTTGATGGAACGGCAGTTGTTAAGTCAATCTCAGAAGTAACAACACCAGGAGATAATTGAAACGCCATGTTTATGCTCCTATGAATGGAGAATTAAGAAAATCTACGAAATTATTTAGTAAATTCGGGTTTTTAAGGTTTTTTATTTATAGGTCCCCCATTTACTGTCTTGAACGATGTTCCACACAGCTCCGTCTTGTACAAAAGAGTTGGATCGCTCATCTCCCCCAATAGATGCAATTGGTAAAGGGAGCATTTCATCTTCAATTTGTTGCATTTGTTGTTCGTGAAGTTTCTTTTTAACGTTTGTATCGCTCAACTCTGAGAAGAAGTTTTGACTGGTACACCAAGAGAATAAGACTAAACACATAACGAGGTCATCGTGGCTTCCGCTTGCAGCTTCGAAACTGGTTCCATTTGTAACAAAGGTCGAAAGTTCGGATATAATCTCAAAGTCTTGTATAATCATCTGTTGAGATTCAATCAGATTCTTTAGAACGGAGCATCCTAGACGCTTTACCGACTTCGTGGTTCGAATTCCACGATTTGATTTATTACCATATCCCCAAGTTAGAGCCATCTTACTCTTCATTTCGACACTGGAAAGGATATTCTCGTACTCATAATCATCAAAGAGAGAATCTACAACTTGCTGACCATTATCATTAATTTCGACGAGCGCATATGCGCTGTTATAGTATTCACCAATCTTTTTAATCATACTAGGATAAACGAGTGGACTTATATCGTTATTCTTGTAAGTCGCGACGACTTTATATGGAATCTCAGAAATGTCTAAAACCACGAACGCCGAGTAGTCCAGACCCTTTCCACGACTCGTATCTGCGACGAGCATATAACTCTTTCCAGGGATGGGTTGGTGATAGATTGAGATTCCGCTTTCAGTTTTGTTTAGAGGAGTCACAAAGGCGAGAGACTTTAGACCGCTGGCTGAAATAAGAGTTCCCGACGAACCCATGAATTCACATTCAACTTCCTGGAAATACTTTTGTTCTCCAAGAACAGCTCGCTGCTCGTCTGCCCATTTCTGATCGCGCTCTGGAACCTGTCTCCAGTTGGCTTCAATATGTAAGAATCCGTTTTGATTTTCAACGGCTTCGGTCCACATCTTATAAAAGTGATTCATACCATTTGGGGTAGAAGAAATTAAAATCTTAGATGATGTACCAGAAGAAATCGTAGGATAAACGGAAGTGAAGAATTCTTCTGCGATGTTACTCGGGACGAATGCAAATTCGTCGAGGTATAGTAACGAGATAGAGAAGCCACGAATTGCACTGGATGCCGTAGACGTAGCCATTACACGGCAGTTATTCTCTAATTCAATGTCGCCTTTATTCCAAGTCTTAACACCTTGTTGAATCCAGAGTGGCAATGCTTCATAAGCAATTTTAATACGACTCAAAATTTCGCGTGCAGTTGGTGCTTTGTTGGCAAGAATTGCGACGAATTTATCTTGATTGAAAAGAATATACCAGAGAATATAACCAACAATCATCGTCGTCTTACCAAGCTGACGACCAGCTTTTAGAATCACACGACGGTTTTGATTAATGTCTTCAATGGCTTGTTTCTGAAATGGATAAAGCGAGATGTTGATAAAACCCTTATCAAGTGTGATGATCTTTACATATCGCTCAATAAAATAAATTGGATCTTCTGCACACTTTACATACTCACGGACTTCATCTTCCGTGAGTTGCAATGGCATATTAATTTTCTTTAAATGCGGATTGCCAAGATAGTTTTTGATTCTAGTCTGAAGATTCATTCTTTATTTTCTTTAACAAATCAGCAGTAGAGCCAACAAATACTGCTTTGTCTACAGTAATATTTGTTGGGGCAACTTCTTTTGGTTGAAGTTCTAATTGCTGTTTTTGGAGAATCATAAGTTTCTCTGTGACATCAGAGAGATTCTTAATCATGTTTGCTGCTACTTCATACGCTCTTGGGTGTTGCGATTCTTTCGCAACTTCAAGAATGCCGTCCAGAGCTTCGTTACCTTTTTCGATAAGGTTATAATAATTAGCACGAGAATAGTTAGCGTCAGGATTAACAGCTGATCCATCTGGCTCATGAATAGTAACACTTCTGTTTTCCTCTTTTACCGCAGGAACATAATCAGTGTTTAAAATTTCTGCTAAATTTTTATCTGTTTCGCTCATAAATTATGTAATGTTTGGTGCCGTTTCAATTGACACATCGAATCCAAACGCATCTCCAACGTTTGCAGACAATGGGTCTGGAATAACAGTGATATTATTTAACTGGTAATCTGTTGCTGATCTGTATGTTGATAGATTATAAGATGCATTTGAAACAGCACCTGTGATAAATTTACCAACTTCAAATGATCCAGACAAATCTGAAACAACTAGAGTATTTGAAGTGTTGCTCCATGAAGAGATGAATCCAGTTGCTGTTGCGCCATTAATATTTCTACCTTGATATACAAGCTCGCCAATTTTAAATTCACCTTCACCTGTTGACAACGCAAAACTCTTCGCTTCGTTGCCACCAGTATTATATGCATATGTATTTGCTGTTGATTTGCGAATAATTTTAACGTTACTTTGTGGACCGTAGAGATATCCACGCATTGTGAATCCAAGATTCCACTGTAGCATGCGGAGCTCTTGTGGTGGACCGTCTGATCCACCAGCATTATAGTCAATGCTTTGCAGAATCAATGGTACATCAACTGGATTACCAACACCAACTAGATCTAATGTCATTGTGTAATCAGGATTGAAGTATGGTAAAATTTGCTCAATGATTTGTGTGCCGTCTTCAGTATTACGAACATAAATGTACAACTGAAAACTAAAATTATATGGTGCGAGCGTGACTGCCTTCACCGCAGAATCATTCAGTGCACCATATTGATTCATAAATGGAGAAATTTTACGCGATGTATCATATGCGATACTTGTCATCTCAAAAGACATTCTTGGTAATGTCAACTGCACACGACGATCCAAGTTAGGGTCTTGTGTAATACGTTGATAGAATTTTTCTTTTGTGATGTAGTTTAATGGAACGATAACTCGTTCGATTTCTTGTGTACCTGCAAGGTTGTAGCGATACAATTTGATGTTATTGAACATCGTGCCAAAAGCCACGACCATCTTACGAGTAATTCTATGATAAAAGTGTTGACCTGATAACATGATTAGTTCTCGTCAGATGTACCAAATGGATTGGTTTCAGTCCAATCAAGGATATTGTCTGCTTCGTTTTCAAGCAATACATTCTCTTCGAAATCATCCGTAGCGTTATCTTGTGGATCGCTGCTAGTCACCGTCCATTGAGCACTACTTTCAGATCCTTTAATGACTGTATTCGCAGCAAAAGATCCTTTGATGTTTCGAATGATAAGTTTTCTATTTGGAAGATCCCAACTTGAAACATATCCTTTAGCTGTAGCAGCTGCTAGTGTTGCGCCTTGATAGACAATTTCATGCGTGTCATATGTTCCGCTACCGCCAGCGTTCAATGTGAACTCAATTCCATATGCACTCAAATCAGCGACCGCATCAACCTCTGGAACGCCAGTGTCAATAATCTCACCATTGTATTTGAAGACTTCTAGATTTAATCCGTACATGTATGGCGCGAATTTACCAGCCTGGAAGAAGTTCTTTTCTTCTTCGACGAATCGAATCTCAAGAAGTTTTTGTTGCACAGGCATGAAAATCAAATCACCTTCTTTTGGAACATTGCGCAAAATTGATGGAACATATCTCTCAAATGTTCTGCGGGCAACTGCAACACGCGCTTCTTTCTGAATTTGCAAACCAAACTTCGAGAAGAATTCCTGATTGCCTTCGAAGTCTTGAAACGACTCAAGATACATGTCAATCTTAAATGCTTTTGTATATTTCTTTACTGGATCATCACCAAACAAACGATCTAGTTCTGAGTGAGATTCTCGTGGCAAATAGTAAACATCGATTCCATGATTTTTGATAGATTCAATGATCATGTCCTCGATGAGAATCTGCTCACGAGTTGCGCCTTGATTGTTAAAATAAACACTGACTGCCATATTAGCCAACTATCATCATTGGTGGTTCTTCATGGACATCGCGGAGCTTTGCTTCAAGCCTTTGAACGTCGTCCATTGCTTCGGCATAAATTTGCTGACCGTTGACAACTAATCCACCAGGAAGGGTATAATTCGCATACTTCTTGAGATTGTTACCCCACTGACGTTTGAAGAGCGCAGTGACGTATTCTTTTAACCAAGAATCGTTGAAAATTCTTTCGTACGAATCAATATCAACGATTCGATTTGCTTTGAAGAGCATGAAGTCGCCAGCATCTAATTTACCGTCCCAGTCTTGCCACAAATAAAGGCGATTGGTTTTCTTGTTATAGGTGTATGGAATCTGTCCCGTTATGATCATGTCAAGTGTTGATAGATGCTGACGAGCGATAAAATAATAGGTGTATGACGAGGCTGAGAGGCTATAGAAATCGTTGAGGCGAATCTGATAGTTCACATCGAACATATTGAATTCTGTGCCACCAGTGGAACTTACGGAAGTTCCTGAGAATGGAAAAACCTCTGAGACGCCGATGATATTGTCACACAGTGTGATATACTTGTTTAGAATATCAGCATTCGTGACTTTGTGGGCAAGATACATTGTCTCTGTACCATCGTAATGATAGTCTTGAAACATTTGTAATGCGTCGTCGATTCGATCGTCTAGTTGGTCGTCATCTACGTTGATGTCGATTACTGGAAAGCCTAGATTTCGAAGGCAGAAGTCTTTAAGAGTGGATTTATTGGTAGGTTTTGCCATTTAGAACCTCACATGTAGTTCTATATTTAGTTATTCGACCAATCTACCCTCTCGAGAAGTGTAAGTCTTGTTTGGATCCATGTGAGCAAATTGTTCCCAGTTCGGCTCACCCTCAAGAATTCGTTTCCCAGTGGATTCTTCGCCGATGTGGTTTATCATATTACTTCCATCAGAATTCTTTAATTGAGCACTATACATCTGATGAAAATGATCAAGATAAACCATTATCATTCCCTCGTTAATATTGAATCCCCAATATTCCCTAAATGGATATTCTATGATACTCTTTCGATACAAACTAAAGATAATTGGAAACGTTTTTGTATTTTTAGAATAATAGTATTCCCCAAATTGAACGTCGTTTGATTCGATACAGGAAGGTTTTTCGTGAAAATACCATGGCTGACGTTGAAGGACAACTGAAGCCATCTTTTCATCGGATTCTAAAACACTGATTAAATCGTCTAGTCTTGTAGGATTAATTAACACTACATCATCTTCTTGATGAAGAATATAGTCATAATTCATTCCTTTGAGTGCAATGAAAAACTCAGTCCAGTTTACCGAAAGACCTTTGTTTTCTTTATTGTACCAAACTTTAAATCCATAACGTTTTTCGATAAGATCGAAGATTGCATCATTTCGCGTTCTTGGATAGTCGTCGA